TTAACTATCTTTTGTCTCTAATGTCAAGACTTTTAAATTGAGTAACATATTTTCCACTGTTAATTTGGTAATAGTACTCATAATAATAATTTTATCTTCGTAGGTATATTCTGGTTTGTCAAACATTTCCAAAATGCTAGTTGCTACCATTTTATAGGCCTGCTCTTTTCCTACTGCCAACTTGCCCCAGTCTACAGCATCTTGACCTTCAACTTCTTGGGCTAGTTCTACTAAAAGATTTAAATCTACTTTATCCATCCGATTTTCTCGCCGTTGTCTTTTCTACGCTGCCATTCTTCTACTGAACTTGGATAGCGCCATGCCCATATAGCAACCAATAGCATCATTATACCGCTATAGATAACTCCCTTAATTGGAACAAAGAAGAACATGATCAAAAGGCTGCTTGACATTACTGCTATCATTGCGTATTTGGCCTTTTGTGGAAATACTCTTTTGTTTTCCCAGTTCAATAAGAACGGTCCAAAGTGTTTGTGATTGTAAATCCAATTTTCCATTTTCTTCGAGCTGCGAGCAAAACAATAGGCAGCACCCACTAAGAAAATACTAAAAGGAATACCCGGTGTAACTAAACCAATATAAGCCATAATTAGGCAAAACCAACCTAGAATAAAAAATATAACTTTTCTCATTTAACCTCCAGCGAAAACATTTGGACTACCTGCCGAGACCGAACTTCCACAGGCAACAGGATCTCCGATTCTTCCGCATTGCAGGTTATTTACAAATACTGTAGCACTGCCCTTGGATAAATTGGAATCATGGCAAACTGGACCGCAGCAGTGTGTGGGCCAATGATCACTCTGTCTATGTACTGCTATATTGTTACAAAAAACATTTGGACTGGCCTGATCGTTGGCTCGTGGAGGAAAACATCCGTGACCTGTGCAACCATCACCTAATCTAGTTACTGATGGCATTAATATTCTCCTCTGGATTGCGCTTCGAGCATTTGAGCTTTACCGGCATCCCAATTGTTGGTTACTTTTTGTTCTATTGTAGCTGAGCCACCTGAAGTATTTACTGTATAAGTTACTGTGGTCTCTACGGTCTTATCTGGTGTATATGAAACTAGAGTATCAATTTTTGCAGGAATATCTGCATATGCGACTCCCTGAACAGGAGTTGGGGGATTCTTATAGGGAATATAGGCAAATGATTTATTGGGAAAAACTGTAGTGTACTTTCCGGAAATTGTAACATTGTTTCCTGAGAATTCTATTTTGATTCCAGGGTCGGTGTGAGATGCCGACACTGATGTAATAGTTACTGGTGTTACTGTGGGAGGAGATTCTTCTCCTGCCCCGGCAGCAACATCGTTATAAGTAACCGATTGTGAAAATTCGCTTAGAAATTCTTCTACATCAGCAAATACTGTTTTAGCGGGTTCAAGGGCCATACAGTATTTATAGGGGTTTTATACCAACTTAATTCCTGTGGTTCCCTGAATGTATTGATCTGCAAATTCTTTGTCTGTAGCTTCTATAACTACGACAGTGGATTTGTTTATTTTGATATCTTTTTCAGGGCTGATTGTAAAAAGATAAGGAATCATTCCAATGCCCTTTTGTGTCATGCTGAGAGCGAGCGGCTTAGATATTCTATAGCTGTCCACTTTTTCTTCTACTAACTTAGCTATGATTTCTTCTCCAGAAACCAATTTTAAAGTTATTACTTCTCCTACTGTTGCGCCTTTATCTATTAACATATTATCCCTGTAAGTGTTGTCTAAGTTCTGTAAATCCACCAATAAGTTTATCGTCTAAAAAGATTTGTGGAACTGTTCTTGCTGTCGGTACGGCTTCTAACAAATCTTCTTTGGTATATCCGTCTCCAATTTTGCGCTCTTCAAATTCAATTCCCTTTTGCTTGAGCAAGGATTTTGCCTGATCACAATAGGGACAATTATATTTTGACCATACAACTGCTTTCAATTTGTTTCCTTTCTTATCCTGAATAAACCACAGCACCATTCTTATCAGTAACTCTGACCATTAGCATTCCTTTGTTTTTGTATTGTAATGCTGAGGCAACCGCTGATTGTTCGTTGCCGTAATGGCCAATAGTGGTCCAAGATTCGAAAGGTGAGTGTCTTTTAAATTGTGCTTTATACATAGTTTATTATATAGCAGGAAGTTCGTCGTAGTTAACGTTATCTGACATAACGCCAATTACATAGTTAGTTGATTCATTTTCTTGTAATGCTGTTTGTTTCTTTGATGTATCGCTATGCTTATTAAACCAAGGAATAGGATTGGTTTTTGGAGCTGGGTTGTTATATTTTAAACCAATTTCCTTTAAGGCTGCGGCAGCGGTATAATCAACGAAATCTTTTAATATGTTAGCGTTGAGACCGATCACTGGACCTTTTTGGAATAGATAATCAGCCCACTCTTTTTCTTCACGAATCACATCTAGATACATTTGATAAACTTCTTGTTCGCACTCTGCTTTAGCTTTGGCGAATCTTGGATCTTCTTTGACTACCTGATTGATCATCCAAGCAGTCCAACCTTTGTGTAGTAGTTCGTCTTGTAGGATCAAGCTGATGATGTTGCCGTTACCAATAAAGATTTTGTTCTCTACCATTGCTAGGCTTGTAGCAAAGGATACCATAAAGCGGAATGCTTCTAATCCATAACTGGCATTTAACGCTAGCCAAATAGCTTTGATGTGTTCGTGTTCTGGAAACTTTTCACCTAATTCTTTACGACAGTTAATCATGTGCAGTCGATCATAATAGAATCCTATAGTAGATGCCATATCAACTATAGGTTTAGTTTCATGGATAGTATTGAATACTTCCTTGGGCACATTATAGATATTGCGAATGATGTGACTATAACTGCGACTGTGAATATTGGTTTCAAAGAAAGTCCAATTATACACAAGTGCTTCTAGTTCTGGTAGGCTTACGACCGGAGTAAAGACTTGACTTGGGCCGCGACCTTGCAGACTGTCAAGAGCAGTTTGACGAAGCAGATTGCTAGTGAAGATATGTTTAACTGTGTCGCTGGCATCTTTGAAATCCTGTGCATCTTTGGTCAAAGAAATCTCTTCAGGTACCCAAAAGAAACCACGAGCTGTGGTTTCAAAGTTTTGAATTTTAGGATACTTGACTTCTTCAAATCGTTGAATAGTTACTGGACCTTCTGGATCTAGGAACATCTTTCTTGATAGATAGTCTGTCTTTATGTTTAGGTTATATTGTTTTTGGCTCATTAGTCTTGCTCAATAATTAATGCGTTCTCTTCATCTAAATAAACTGCTGTGGGATTCTGTTTTAATGCTACTAATAACAGATCTTCGGCTTCTTTGTCAATAACCAGTTGGTGAGGTTCAATATTCCAACCGGAAAGTATTTCGTATATTTCTTTTACTTTTTCGTTCATAGCTTGCAGGCCTCGCAGTCTGCATCATCCTCGATCAATTCTCTTTCATTATGGAATCCATTATAATGGACTTCGGGAGTGCGCTCTTCTTGCTTGGCTCCTGCCTTGTTAATCAAACTATAATAGAAAGTCTTGATACCCCAACGATGTGCCTGCATTAGATTCTTTGCAATCAATGTCGTTGGTACTTTTCTATCAGGGAAATGAGCAGGATTATAGAATGTGTTAGTCGAAATACTTTGATCCACATAGGCTGCTAATACTGCCGCAGTCTTGATATAACCTACACAATCTTTTTGCTCCCACATTAATTCATATTTGTTCTTCAATCTCTGATAGTCAGGAGCGACTTGTGTGAACGAACCAGCTTTGCTTTCCTTTGTAGAGATCAAGCTCATAGGTAATTCAATACCGTTAGTACTGTTAATAACAACAGAGCTTGACTCCACAGGAGCGATAGCCATAAGAGTGGCATTTCGTACTCCATATTCTTTCATCTCCTTGCGTAGTGATTCCCAATCTAACTCTGGGGTGAAGTCTGCGAGTTCGTTGACTCCTTCGGCTCTTCTTTCCCAAGGGAAGATTCCTTTTCCGTACCAAGTTTTGCTGCTTTCCAGGCAGGATCCTCTTTCTCGGGCCAGTTGGACTGTGGCTTCGGTGAGGTAGTAGGCCTGATGCTCCATCCAGGATTTAACTTCTGCCAATGCGTCTTTGTCGCCATATTTCAAACTCCTCTTTGCATGCCAATAGGCAAGATTAGTAACGCCTATACCTAGAGGTTGGATTTCATCGTTACTCAATTTACTTTGAATACTCAGGAAATCTTGATAGTCTAGGATATTACATAGGCTTCTTTGTAATATGCGACAGGCTCTACGCATGTCTTCTGGGTTACGGAACGCACCCCAGTTGATGGATCCCAGTGTGCATAACGCTATGCGTCCCTCCTCGTCGTCTAATCTCTTAAATGGACGAGTTGGCAATAAGATCTCACAGCACAAGTTACTTTGATAGATGGTATGGTACTCGGGATCAAAAGGACCTTGATTCATAACATTATCAATAAACACCAAATAGATGCGACCTGTATCTGTACGCTCCTTTAAAATGCCGCTTTTGAATACTTCTTCGGCACCCATAACTTTTTTGCGTAAATCTTTACGCTTTTCATACTTTACATATAACTCTTCAAATTCTGCTGTGTTTCTATAGAAGGCTTCATAAAGATCAGGTACTTCGTTAGGATCAAAGAAAGTAATATGTTCCTTATTTTTAAACCTACGCCAAAAGAACGCTGATAGTACCACTCCGTAGTCCATGTGTCTAACGCGAGTTTCTTCAGTTCCTTGATTGTTCTTAAGAACGATGAGATCGTCAAACTGATGATGCCAAATAGGATAGAATACTGTAGCACTTGCATTACGAATACCACCTTGACTGCAACTCCTTAAATCTCCAAACCACTTCTTCAGAAATGGGATCATACCTGTGTGCATGATTTCGCCGCCGCGGATAGGACTACCTAACGGGCGTAGTCTACCAATCTCTAAACCAATACCAGCTCTCTTGCTGGCATACTTGGCCATCATCTCACCAGAAGCAAATATGCTATCCAAATCGTCGTCACTGCGGATAAGCACACAACTAGAAAACTGTTTAGTTGGAGTGCCAAGGCCAGCCAACACAGGTGTAGCAAGAGTAAACAAACCATCGGATGCCGCATTATAATATTCTTTAATATAACGCATCCTTGCACTACTCGGCTCCTCTCGATGGAAGACAGTTGCTGCCGCAACCATGTATCTAACCTGTGGAGTTTCATAAATTTCCTTTGTCGCACGATTGCGTACCAAATATTTTTCAATTAACTGCTCAATGCTGGCATAACCATATTGTTCGTCTTTGCTATGATCTATAATTTCGTCCATTCTGTTCCAGTCGTCTTCCGAGTACCATTCAAGAAGCTCTGGAGTATAAAGACCTACCTTAACATTTCTTTTAACGATATCGTAGAGGCGAGGAGGATCGTAACTACCATATACATCTTTTCTTAACATTGATAGTCGTTGCTTACCTGCAACGAATTGATAATTAGTGTGGCCGACATCAGGATTATGTTCTACATCAATTAGATCTACTATGGCTCTTAAAGTAATGCCGTCAATTTCTTCTGTGTTGATTCCGTCGTAAAAATGCAACTGCGCTTTGATTTCTATCATTGACTGGCTGACATCTGCGATCCCGGAGCATACCTTAGCTACCTGCGCCTGCCACTTCTCGATCATTAAAGGCTCTCTCTGTCCGTTTCTTTTAATAACTGTTATTGTCATTTTATAATCTCTGTTGTTTGAAAAATATTTATTTGTATTATGCTTTAGACCAAAGCAGGCTGGTTTTTAGTGTTAGATCTTTCGTTTCTTTGACTTGCCTAAATTCCCAGTTCAAAATATAAGAATCGTCGACGATAAGGATATACTTTTTTTCTATCTCATTTAACATAGACATATGTATCTCAAATTTAGACTCCATAAAGCGACGAGTTAACTTAAGAGTATACAGCATTCCTAGTGCAATAGCAAGATCATCAAACTTGCCGTCAAGAACCAAATGCCAAGGATCTGGCCAAGTTTCCGGGCTTTTGGGATCCAAATAAGAATTAACGAATGGAGCTCGACTCCACATCATTGCTACATCTTGATATGGAGTTTTGCTTGTTTCTAAACTATCTCTAAATGTTTTCCACTCTGTTAATCTTTCGTTGCCGTAAAGATTAAACACCGTAGGTCACATCAAATGAGATTGTACCAGTGGCTCCTCTTGCTAGAGGATTTCTGTAGGATAATAGAATTGTATCAGTGTTTATTCCACCGGTTGAATCGTCTAGTGTATTATTCGATCTTAAACTTACGCTAAATTCAAAACTAGTCATGGTAATTCCTCCGGTTGTCGAAATAAAGTTAGGAGAGTATTGATAACTGTCAGTGAATGAAATATCCGATCCAATCGAACCAGTTAAATCATCTCCTAATGAGATTGTGATCTGTCCGATTCTTGAAAATTTAAAATTCGGAACTGATCCAATTTGTAAAAAGTAATTTATTGTGATATGTTTAGATTTAGCTGAAAAAACTGCTAATGGTCTAAAGTTATCGCTTAGATATATAGGACTATAGACTCGATCTATGAAGACAGCCTTATCTGCATTTTCAATTTCTACAATGGCTCCACGAGTTTCAGAGTCAGTGATTCCTGCAAATTGTTGTCTATTACTAGAGCAATTAATTACTCGATTGTTTACTTTCTCTCCAAAGTAAACGATAGCGGTTTCGGGATATAATGCTGTGCCTGTTCCGTTTCCGCAATTAATAAAGGACGAGTTTTCAATTAAAGTATCTCGGCCATTGGTGATTAGGATAGCTTCTGATGCAGTCTGTTCGAATTCGCTAGAAGAAATTTTCCATCTATTGCTTTGACCGGCAACACCTTCAATGTAAATTCCGTATTCGTTTACAAAGAATTTACAATTTTCAAAATCTACTTTAGTTTCAAATACCAAAGTCTGTATGCACTTGACTGAAAGTGTATTGTTTTCGAATTTGCAATTAGAAAATTTTAAATTAGTAACAGCAACACCGGCAGAAGGATTTTGCCAGAATACTGCAGGGATTTCACTGTTCACTGATGAAACAGGATCTCCTAGTTCGTAGTTACCTTTGATTATTACATTGTCAAACTGACTATCTTTAATTCCCGATAATACTAAGCTGCCTGTTGTTCTTTTTATGGTAAGGTTTGAAATTATAATAGATTCTGCTCTAGTAGTACTGTTAAATTCTTCAAACTCTTTGCCGTCGAAGGAGACCAATCGCACTGTGGAACTTCCGATATTGATAATAGTTCGATCTTGAGATTCGCCTCTTAAAATTGTATTACTAGGAATTCTTAGTCGAGAATTAACTACATATTCTCCATTGGGAATTATTAGTACTTTTTTATATTTTGTATCTGTGCTTTTGAAAAGATCATCTAAAGCATTTTGCAGTAGATCCGTAACATCAGTAATTCCGTCACCGACAATACCAAAATCTGACACAGACACATATTCATCTAATTTGATCTGTAGGCTTCTAAATACTGAATTTACTATTGCAGTATCACTATTAGCAAAACGATAACTTGAAGCTAGATCTAGAATATTATCATGTTCTGTAATAATTTTAGTGTTGCCCACATAAGGGGCTCCTTCTGCTACAGAACCGTTACCGATGAATAATTCTTGTGAGTCAACTGCCCATGCCATTTCTGCAGAGCTAAGTTGTGGAACGCCGCTAGTTGAGTTTTTCAACCCGCGTCTAATTTGGATTTTCGAAATCTGTACGACAGCCATGATAAATTCCCTGTTATTGGGTATTTATCTGGCGAGCGAGTAATATTCTTCTACTTTGCCCAGCCAAAGGTCTTGGTATTTGTTAAAGTCTGTGGGCCACAGGTCGAACTGTTGATATTCGCAGTTGCGACTGCACATAAACACATGTCCTTCGCGGATGTCTGTGCCGTAGACTTCATTATGTGCTAATATATAGGCGATCAACTGCATTTTATAATCTTCAACCCATTCTTCTTTCTTGGGCTTATTTGTCTGCTTGTAATCGCATACCGAAGGATTATCTTTATAAACTGCTACTAAATCTGTTGTGCCTGAGTATAGCCCCGGAAAGTACAGACTCTGTTCCATCGCCCATACTTCTTTAACATCGCACAGCCCTTTTGAGATGATCACATCTGCCATAGCATTGGCCTGTACATGAACGGGATTGTTGCCGGGTTGTCTCTGAATGCCTGCGATAAATCTTTCTAGATTACTGTGCATGGCTGTGCCTACACCTGCGGCCTCTGTGGTAATCTGTCGAGCTTTTTCCTCACCTATACGCTTCTTCCATTCGTTCAGTGCTGTCATATCTTTGGTAGCACCGAGAATAGTAGTTACGCTAGGAAGGCTCTCGCCGTCGGGTGTTAGGTAAACTCGCTTACGAGTTACAGGATCATTAATTTGTGTGCAGTTCTTATATTGGAACTTTTCTACAAATGGAGGTGGTGTAAAAGTATTTGTCATTCTGTATATATTACAGAATTAAATTTAACTTGTCAAGCCTGGGAAGATAATTGTTTAGGAGCAGCAGAAGCAGCAATTTGATCTACTGCATCTTGGCTAGATTTTCCTGTACCTTGTGTAGGTTCTTTTTCTGCGTCGGGTGCGCCTGGAACATTTAGTTCGATGCCCTTGTCATTGAAATTCTTTACCAACGATTGTATTGCAGGACTGGCATCATAAATGGCTTTGAATGTTTCGTAATCAGCAGCAAGTTCAAACCCATTGGTTTTTAATACTTGTTGTAATCCATTCCAATTTAACTTGGCAGGTGCCTTCTTTGAAGATGCTCTCCCGATATAGTTCCTAAGAACCATTACTAGTTTATCTGAGGAGTCATCTCCTGAAAATTCAAAAAATCTCATCCTAATTGACCTAATTCTTTTCTAAGATCGGCTAACTCTTGCTCTTTGGCTTTAATAGCGTCTTGTATTTCTTTTTTCTTTTCTTGTTGCTCTTTTGCAGCCATAGCTGCCTGTGCTGGATCGATAGTCTGTAAGGTTTGTGCTGCTTGACCGGCCGCTTGACCTACAGTTTTGGCGCCTTGAGAAATAGCACTTCCAGCACTTCGAGCTAAAGAAGTGGCTCCTCGTACGGCAGCACTGCCCAATGACGCAGCTCCTCTAGCGATTGCAGGTGCAGCGGCTCTGGCAGCGGTAGCGGCTACTGCACCGATAGCTGGAAGAATTTCATCTAGCTTTTGATCGCTGGAGATTTCGGATAATTTCATTTTATGTACTCTATATAAGACTTTTTAATTGTTTCCGAATTAAAAGTTTTTTCTAAATCATATACTGTATTATTTAACACAGATTTGATAAAAGCTGTATGGTCTATGGCGGTATCGAATACTTGATTTTTAATTCTTTTGATCTCTTTCGCTCCTACACCGGCATCGTTAAATGCTCCCCTATTTTTCAGTATCTGAGCATAGGTGTTAGGATCGATTTTCTTTAGTCCCTGAGCAATTTTGGTAAAATTTGAATAATCAAAAATATCAGGCTCCATACTGAAATCATCTAGAAAATCTCTTGATATCTTTTCTTCAAGTATTCTTACTTCTTCTGGGACATTGTTTGTCATGTACTTCCAGAAATCAGAATCTGTTCTTCCTGTAGTATAGCAAAATCTAATGAACAAATATATCCTGTCATAGAACTGCTGCATAGCTCTGTTATACTCAACAGCATCGTAGGCAAAATTTTTAAAATTATAGGCCCTACAGAATTTACGCATCTGATAGACTACTTGGTGAATATTAGTAGCTTCTAACGGCTCAGCAAATCCGCTGCTGAGTCCAATAGCAATACAATTGCCTAACCATTGTTTTTTCCAGTAACCGCTGGTAAAATTCATTACCTTGTCATTGTTTAAATCTTGTCCAAATTTATTTTTTACCCACTGACTAAATCGATCAATGGCAGTTTGATTGTCTGTAAATTTAGAACTAAACAAATAACCTGTGCCCCATCTGTGTTGCAAAGGAACATTTAAAATCCATCCGTCTTGTGAAGCTTCTGCTGTGGTGCATACGGGAATAGTTTCGTGTTGCAGAAATACAGGGTTAGGTATACAACTATCTATAGGACACCAATCAGATCGATCAATCCATTCAGCATCTAGGTGTTTGAATAAGACTTTGGCAAATCCGGAACTGTCAATGAAAAAGTCTGCAGATAGTGTTCCGTTGTTTTTTAAAATCAGATGATCTATTTCTTGAGAATTATTTTTCTTAACAACATCTATGACTATGTCATCATAGATAGTAAATCTGTCTTTGAACTTTTCTACAACAAACTTACTGAATAATTGTCCATCTATATGCAGGCTTTGATTGGCGTTCGGGTTCAGCGGAATTTTTGAATTATTGAAAAAATCTCGTTGATAACAGCAATCATGATCATAAGAACCGTTGGCTATATCCCAAGCTGCTTCTAGATTATATTTGCTGGTAACTGACACGGCATTGTCTTCACCAAATGCATGATAATACTCGCTGCCGTCGCCAAGCCAATTTTTAAACTTGATACCAAGTTTCACTGTGGCTTTGACATTCTTGATTAATTCTTCTCTGGTTATGCCTACATATCTCATGTAGGTATAAATCTGTGTAGTAAGGCTTTCGCCTATGCCAATGTTTGGTTTACTGTGATCGTAAATTAAGATTACTTCTACTGCATCGCCCCAACATTGTTTTACATAAGAAGCAGCGATAGCACCGGCAGTTCCGCCGCCTACTATCGCTATACGATGTTTATTGAGGCTGTCCTCACGCATTATCCCGCCAATACTTTTAGTAGGCGGTTTTGATAGTTAATGCTTTCTCTTTGTTCTCTTCCGGCATCACCTAATCCGCCAGCAGCTGGTTCAGCAGCAGCGAACTCGTCCTCTGGGGCACCTGCTTCTGGTTCTGCATTCATAGCATCTGGTTCTGCTGGCTCAGCCATGTCTGCGCCTGCTTCCGGTTCTGCACCTAACATACCGGCTGCCTGTTCTTCACCTGTAAGTGTACGGACACCACTGGCTAGGGTTTCGCGTGTGGTTTTTAGATTTTCTAGGGCTTGTTGAATTGCAGGAGCTACAGCACTAATGAAGTTCTTGGCCTGCTCTTGACCCATTTCGTCACGGATAGAATCGCCTAACTGTAGGAGAGTATCGTTCTCCATACCAGAAAGTTCTTCAATCCAACGACCTACTCTGTCTACCATTGTTTTTGCGGTAACGATCGCACTGGCTTGCTGGATCTCACCTTCTGTTACTTTTGTCATTTCTTCTCCTTGGGATTCTTCTACTGGTTCTTCTTCGATGCTTACTTCATCTGCTTCTACAGTGAATTCTTCGCGATGAGCGATTTCTGCGTTGATAGCATCTAGCATCCACTGTGCCTGTGTTAGCGCATCGTTTTCTAGGTTTTCATTAAAACCGCTTTGGCTGCGTACCTGACTGATCTGTGTGCGCAGTTTGTTGCGGGCGTCTTGCAGTTGATGTAAATCGAACTGCTCGAGATTGATCTTCTTGCCAAATGTTTTCTGTAGGCTTTCGTTGAGCCTTTGGGCTGATCTATTGATTTTAAAAAGGTCTGTAGTTTTCATATAAACGGGTCCAGATTGATACTATATTTATTCAGATTCTACACAAAGACTCTACTCTTGTTTTAGCCGCCACTGTGCGATTTCTGCTTTCTATGTATCTAGCCCAGAACATGTCGGCACGGTCATGATCCTGGTTTTTGAGGGCTTTTTCGTACTGCGATCTCAGAAGTTGGCTGTCAGTAAACCATTTTCCATATTCTTGATCTGCACGATAAATTTCATTGCATCGCAGATCGCATTTCCTAAGAGCTAGTAGATTAGCTAGTCTAATAGCAGTTATATTTAGATGCACATCTTTATATACTAACTCTCCTCTGTGTTCTAAATGTTTGAGAACTCCTTCGCTAAGAATCAGTACATCTCCTACAAGAATTCCCCTTTCTGTTTTTACAGGAAGTATTTCTTTCGAGCTACGAATTAATTGTTCTAATTTTTTAGAAAGCTGAGTCATAAAAAAAGGACCTATGGTCCTTATTTAAGTGGGTATATTTTATACTCCAAAAAACCTGAAGATTGTCTGTATATTAACCTGTCCGGTCCAACCTAGTCCTGCTATGAACGCTAACCCAATCATTCCATACATCATTAACTTGTCTTTGGATTTTTCTAGTTCTTTGATTTTACCTGCCAACTGATTGTGTTGTTCAGTGGCTTCAACTCGCATATCTGTTAAAGTTTTAGACAGATTATCTCCTGTACGATCTAAACAATCGTGCAGTTCTTTTACATCTACTTTTAGGTCGTCTAGTTTTTCGTCTAGGTTAATGACTTTTACTTCTACTACGCCGACTCGCTCTGCTACTGTGGCCATCTAAGCCGTCTCCTTGGTTAAGTCAAGTTCCCGCGAGGGACATGTGCCTAATGAAGAATGCCTAGTGATTTGCCTGTACAAGTTTATTTATATCGAAAATTAAATTTCGTACACCCAGGTATTGATGTGTCCGTTTTTGGTTTGTATAGCAGCAGGTGTTATATCTGTAGAATTTTCTAAATTAGGTATAATCGGAACACCGTGAAGATCATCTTTGAGCAGTCCCACAGGGTCGTTATTTTTGAGAAAGATGTCTTCTCTTTCAGCTTCGAATTCCCATATCCAGTGATTGGCCTTGCCTTCTAAAGGATGTGGCAAACTGCCTGTATATTTTTTCGGATCTGTGGTCCATTGTACATTTGATCTCAATCCGATAGCCTGTAACAGAGAATTGAAATTCGCCTGTTGATTAACCCTGACTGTGTCAGCTTCGGACCTCTGTGGATTGGTCCTAGTGATATCAATTAATGTAGTGATTCGGTATCTTGGCATAATATGCTACTATTTATAGCCAATAAAAAAGGGCGGAATAAATCCGCCCCCACTTCCCATCCCTAGGAAATATTATAGTGCTGGTGTGAAGATTGCTTCAACAGTAACAGTTGCGCCTGTACCTGCTGCTGCATCTGTTGTGTTGAATGTACCAGTGCCTTGTACACGCATATAAACTGTGTCAGTTGCACCGCTTTCAAATGCTGAACCATCAGCTGTACCAATAGCTGCTACTGTAAATGCATCGCCAGTGTTACCTGGTAGAACACCTGCTACACCACCTGCTTGTGTAATTGCATTACGGATTGATGTAACATTTGCATTTGTCATGTTGTTTAGAACTACTTTAACGATTAGTTCACGACCAACATCAGCTTGGTTGATAACATGCTTACCAAAGTTATCGCCTAATGTTGCTACTGTTGCGCCAGCATTGCTGACTGTTTCTACTCTACTTGATACGTCTGCCATGATTTTTCTCCTTTATCTAAATCAACTCACGCTCCGTGAGTGGCTTGTAAATTTATTTAGTCTTTTTGGAAAAAATCAGGATTAAAGAACCGTTAATCGGCTCGATATGGTGTCCAGCGATCTCTAGGCACTAGTTTTACAGCATCTCCAGTACTCATATATCCTTCGCCACCGGGTTTACCGCCTGTGTGCGCAGTTATGTCACCTTCTGCTGAATCTAGCTCACGGATAACTTCGTCCTTAGCAGCCATGATTTCTCTGACCAATTCAAACAGGGTATCTAACACACCAGGATTGGCATCGCTGTGTGCTTTGATTTTCGCTGCTTTGGCAGGAGTTTTCTGTACGAAATTTAGAAAGGCTTCTGAGCTGATATTATCCAATTGTTTGGCTTTGGCTTGATTGTTGACAAAAGTATAGATCTCTGTTTGTAGATATCCCATACCAGCAACAGGTGCTAGAAACTTATTGATAGTCTGTTGATTTTTTGCCAATGCAGAAATCTTATCTAAGTTATCTGCATTTACCGCAGGTCTATGGCTGACATAGGTTTGACCAAACACCATCAGATCAGCAGTCTTAGCAAAGATCTCCGGTTGATCAAAGTCCTGACCACTCTTGTCGCCAAAGTATTCAAATACTTTGTGTGCGGCCACTGCTATTTTTGCCTTTGACAGTCTACGGCCAATGTCGCTGGTAACCTTAACTGAATAGGTAGTTTGATTGGGAGTGAAACTCACTCGACCGTCGGCGCCTTCATAGGACTTGCCTGGATGGAACAGTATATCTCCGTAGACATAGCCACGGAAGTCTTTGGGAGTAGCTGCTTCGAATATGGGCCACATGGCTGCCATGTCTCCGGCAAACTTGGCTCGCCACTCTTCGCCTTTGCCACGGCTCTGAATAAACTGTGATAACTCTTCTGGGCTAGATGATTTGCCTTCTTCACGACCCCAGTTGTTCTTACCTACCATACGGAAGGTGCCATCTTCATCACGACCCCAATATACAGTAGGATTGCCATCCCACTTGATAGATATCTTTGTAGCAGGGCTTGCTAGGTCTTTTAGAACTTTGATTGCTCGTTGAGCACCGTTGGGCTCTGTGAATACTAGATCCTCAAGGTGGTTAAACTCTCTGCCTACTTTCTTAGGAGCAGGTGTGTCATCTTCTAATAATAGTTCCCAGGCTCTCATTTTACAATATCAATCATTCGACGCATCCAGCCAATGGTACCTGGCTGATAGCTTTCTAGTGCTTCGTTCTTAGGCAGTTCGATGCCGCTCTTGCCCAGTGTTTCTCTAGCAGCTGATATTAGCTCTTCGTAGTTAGGCAGTTTACGAATGTAAGCAATGATGTTTTCTACATTGCGAATGTCTTTGACTGTGGCAGTCTGTCCCAACAGTTTCTTTGCGATAACATTCCAATCGTCTCCATCGGGTATAGTTTCGTTGGTATCTGGATTGACTAGACCAAACTTAGGCGAGTACTTTAGTCCTCTAGCACGGGCGATAGAACTTAACAGTATGTGACGATGTTCTCCGCGGAACGGACTGTCTGGACCACTGCCTAGCATACTTCCTTGTTGAAATTTAGGATTGGCTGAAAACATGAAATCTGTCTGAGCAAATCCATTTGCAGGATCGCCGTTGATAGGAGTTTTTAAGTGTACATTGTCTCCGCTGAGTTTCACACTGTCCTTGCCAAAAATAGCAATTAGCTTATCTGCAAATTCCTTTTTGTTTATTTCATTGGCATCTACTGACAGGTCTAGGTCTCCTGAATCTGCTTTTCGACCAGTGGTGCCTAACCACTTGATAGGTACACCTTCTTCGTCTTTGTCTGTACTAAAGTCTACACCTGTTTCTTTTTCTAGGTAGGCAATGGTAGTAGGAATCTCACCTCTGGTGATTCTACGGGTTAATGGTTCTTTGCTGGCAGGATCCTTGAATACATTCCCACCTTCAAATAAATTATTCATTGTCGTCATCTTGTTCAAAGTTCTTCTTTGGTCTGCGGCTTTCTGCTATTTTTCGTATACCTCTGCTAAATTTAGCGGTATCTTGTCCTCGGATAGCATTAATAAAACGGCGCTCTAGCTCATCTGCCTGCTCTGGAGTATAGTGCTTGTGAATACTTTCTAGCAGATTGATAGCGGAATTAATGATATTGGTAGCACGGCTTTCAAACAGTTGATCTTTGTTGCGTACTTCTGCAATCTCATTTAATTCTTGTAGTATAGAGCGAGTTCTAAGCTTCATTGTATTTCCAAGTAATAGTGTATTTAACTCAAATTGAACATAGTTTACTACAGTTTTTGATCTAAGTCAAACAGTCAAAAAGTTGCAAAAATTGTTATCTCTCAGTATAAATACTGATACACACAAGGAGACCGCAATGTTTAAGAAGTTTTTTATCAGCATTTGGGATTTTTTCTGTGCTATCGGAGAAGCCCGTTATGCAGCAGAATTAGCCAGAAACGGCGAATGGAAGAAGGCACAGGACCTTTACAGAAATTAAAATGTTCTGTGATTTTAAAGAAGTACCGTATCATCGCTGGGGACCTTGGCGTAACCGATGGGGTTATGTCACAGAGGTTGCCCAGTTCGATGACGACGACATCATGCTTAAGAGTCTAACACCGTATAACGGTAAAATAATCCGTTGGTTCACTGATTGGGAAGACTGCGAAGAGATGATAGATCTGCTAGAGCAGGATCGGAGATTTTAATC